ACCCTGCCAGTCTGCGGACAGACCAGCACAAGCACTAGAGTTTTTTGAGAGCTTCGCCAGCGTCATCCAGCACCTTGGCGGATTCGCAGCGAGGGGCTTTAAATTCAGACTTCTTGCAGTCGGGATGTGCGACGGTGCCGCCGATGAGCTGAGAGACGAGGGCGCCGAAAAGCATTGCTACCAACATTTGTAACTCCTAGGTTAAAGAGCGGTAAAGTGAGACGAAATAACGCTCGCCAGTTATTTCTGCGCCCTCAGCGACCCACAGGTCGGAAGGCATGTGAATAGGATTGATCTGGATATCGTAAGCAGTGGTTGTGCTGCCGCTGCTAGAGTTACTTAAAAACACGCTTCCCGATCCGGAAAATTGGGCAACGCCTAATTGAGCTCCCACCTGGCCAGAATGAGCATAGCCATCCACATGATAGGATCCGCTAGTTGATAAAAGTGTTAGCGGCGATAGGCTTCCACTTGTTCCTCCACCGGTATGGGAAACAGCAAGCCGTGCGGAGAAGTTTCCCGAAGTTCTGCTCCAGCTAACATAGAATGGCCTAGAGAGGGACCCAAGGTACATGAAGTCACCTGGTGACATAAGTCCAGTGTTAAAAGTAGTGGCTTTGCCTACGCACACCCCAAGTCCATCAATCGCAACATCCGCCGAAATTGGAGTGATGCGCGCATAGTGACCGGCAGGAATTTCGTAGGTTGTTTGCTTAACCTCTGAAAGGACCGGCTGGTAGTTGAACGGCAGAATGACTCTAGACATTAGGCTACCTCGGCAATTAGAACGACGCGAAACTTTCCGATGGTCCCACCACCAGGAAGCTCAGTAACGTCGAGCCTTATACTGTCTCCAGAAGATGCAGCATTGTTAACAATATCAAAAACTTGATTAGTAGACTTTGCATAGTCCGAAGCTCCCGAGTAGGTGATCTTCGGTTTGGTCGAAAAGATCGAGGACATGCCCACATTATTCGGGGTGGAGTTAACTTTTACGTCGATCTCAATGGCCCCCGTGAGCGAGCCTTTTTCATAGATCTGAACGTAGGCAGCGACGAACACGAGGTCAGTCGTTGCGTTGAAATCATCAAGGCCCGTCAGTGTGTTAGCGGAAGCACCGTTAACATAAAGGGTGTTAAAAACAATGATACGGTTTTGAGCATTCTCCACGCCACCAATTCGCGTCTCGTGGTCGTCCAGGTCGCCCTTGACCTTATCCCACAAGTCTTTGGTGATGGGATCACCCACATCTATCGCGCCCGAAGGTATGGTAACGTATGCCATTCTAGCCTATCAGGTTGAGCCCAAGATCAATCTCGGAAGCTGCGTTGGGTGTCTCCACCGTATTGTCCACAATGAAGGCGCACCTGGCAACGTCGTCCCGGGTGGCGGACGAGTAGACCGATTGGGTATTGGGGGCGATGCAGCCCACCCGATTGAATGCCCCACCAAGGTCGTTGAACTCAAGCTCGACATTCGCCCCGTCTTTTTGGATCGAGGCGATGATGCCCACCTTGCGCCGGTCGCGCCCACCGAAGCGGGTATAGAGGCGATCCAGCTCAAGGTAGATTTTATCGTTGAGGGACATGGTCGATAGGTTCAGCTTGGACTGCACCTTGACCCGCGAGTTCGGCAAAGATCGGAAGAGAAGGAATCTTTGCGCAACTATTTTCGCCTTGTCCGTCTCGTAGAGGTAGGAGGTGAATTCCTCCAGCTTTTCAATCCCCGAAGTCTGATCCACGAAATCCGAAAACTCGGTCATCTGCTCGGTGGTCGCCTCGCCAGTGATGGCATCGGTAAAGGGGCGATAATACAGACGCACGGCGTCGCAGATCTGGTTCTTAGAGGTTACCGAGAAGCTCAGGATGTCGTCGTCTTTAAGCGCCGTGAGTGTGGCGGGGCGTGACGAGTTCAAGATCGAGTATGCCAGCTGAAAGTCCGCGTCGGTGTAGAGCGACCCGTAAACCGACTCATTGATATTGGAGAGTGTGCCGCGGATCTCGGGGGTATCCCCGCTGGTCGAGTCAGGCAGCAGCATGCTCATGATGTAGTCGCAGGATGCGTTGGCCTTGGCAAAGCTTGCCACGTCAATGTTGGTCAGCCCGGCGTCCACGTCCAGGATATACTTCACCGCATCGGCGGCAGTCTTGACCCAATCGCCCGCCGCATTTCGCAACCCGTAGCAGTCCACCGTAACCACGGAGTCGTCTGTGATGAGTTTGACCGGCTTATAAATCCCCGTATCCGATGCGGTGGTTCCGACATAGGGGGAGACCAAGAGTAGGTCGTATTGATTGACCTGGGCGATCTCATAGTAGGTGGGAGTGACGGGATCATCGCGCCTGACCCACTGGCGTGCCCGTAGAACCGTCCGAAGATCTAGCTCTATGGATGAGCTGGCCACTACCCTGGAACCGCTTGTAAAGGTCAGGGTGGTGCCATTTAGCGAACGTGGTTGCGTGATGTTAAACTCTGCGAGAGAGTTAAGTTGAATCACCGCGTCACCGGAATTGAAAAGATCAAAGTCCCGGGTGGGCACAAGGCGCTCGCCGTCGATGTAGACCGAAGACACTGCCACGCGGACAAAGTCGTCGTTTACAGCAGGGGCGGGAGTGACCTCTTGGACGGTGGTTACGATGTCCCCTGAGACGCGCTTGATAACCGTCTGCACCCCGTTGAGCCTGACGATGTCACCAGCGTAAAGACCAGCAACAGAATCAAGCTGGAAGCGGCGAGTATCTAGCACCGCCTCAATGTTGTAGGTGGGTTCGTGAATCTCATGCCCGGCGAGGAACCAATTTCGGTTGGCGCCACGGTGCCCTTCGTCTGCTGCCACGGTGACGGCAGCGTCGGAAAACGACGTCTCGAGATCGTTTGAAATGGTGATGGTGAGCCCGTCCGAAGATATGCTGTCGGCGGTTAGCTTTAGATCTGAGCCATCCCTTAGCGTTACGGTGAACTCGTCCCCGCCGAAAATGTCCCCAAGGATAGACTGCGAGAATGTTACGGTGGTGCCGTCAGTGGCGCCGGTGGCGGTGGGGATGATTGGGTACCCGTCCAGGATTTTGTCCACGCCCACACAGTCGGCTTGCTTGAGCCGTCCAATCAGGCGGCGCTTTGGTTTGCCCACCTGCGCCTCGTCCATGCGACCTTCGGCCCCGGAATAGATCCCAAGCGATAGCTTGTCACGGAGGCGGAACGTAAAGTCACGCAGGCGGAAATTGACCGTTGAGCTTGTGAATTCCTTTTCGGTTACGATGCCAGAGAAAAGCTTCTGAGCTTCCGTGATGGGGGTGGATGCGATCCACGACCAAATGGAAACCTCGCGGTTTTCCCAGACAAGCGTGTCAAAGATAGAATCAAAAAAGCCGTCATCATTAATAAGGGTGACGCTGCTGCTAGACTCTACGACTACGCCCACGTTCTCATCGTCCAGGGTTTGGCGAATTGCACCATTCCCGGTCAATCGACCGTCCCAGTTAACCCTAATTCCCGAGGCAAGATCAATCGGCAGGGTGTGCCCAGACGTGGAAAAAAAGAACTTGTAGTTGATTGTGATCTTTCGTGTTCCGGGGTTCACACTTCCCGAGGTGCGGATATAGAGGCGTTTAGTTATCGGGTTAAAGTAGAACCGCCCGGCAGCAAGTGGCAATGTTCCTACTGTGAGTGGTGTGCCGTTCTCAATCACCGCGGTGACGTAGTGGTTCACGTCGCGATAGTACTGGCTCCCAGAATCGAGGATGAATAACTTGGCCAGCTCGCGCGCCTCGATAGTCGCCAGGACTACCTTCTGCGAGCGCGGCTTAAGCGCCTCGCTGGCATAGCTCACTTGCCCACGCCCTTAGAAATGAGCGCCTGCTTGATAATGGCCGTGTCTTCTTTAATGGACTTTATGACTTCCATGTCTGCCTGCCGCCAATCCCTAACCTCGCCCAGGATCTCAATCTTAAAATCCGCCTTGGCATCTTCGAGTGCAATTTTAGCAGACCATCCAAATGCAATTAGACCAATCGCGCCCGATATTCCGTAGGCCAGGACTTTTTTAACCAGCTCAATCATTGACCGATGCCCGGGCGGCTGCTCGTTGTGCGGTAATTTCTGACGGCACCGCGATGCCTGTCTCGATGAAGCGCACGACATACCAGTCTGTGGAGTAAAGGTAGGCACGGGCAGCATTGTTAATTTGCTGCTGCTCCAGATCAATAATGGGAGGATCTGCGATCTCCTGAAACTCAATAACGAAGGCCGCCGGAATTTCATCGCTAACAAGCTCTTGTTGTTCTTCCAAAACAGCCGGACTAATTTCTTGGCCCTGTTCATCTAGAACTGCTTCCTGAATGACTACAGTAACCGTTTGGTACTGAGCTGGAACGTGTTTTTGTCCATAAATACCTTGGTCAATCTTAGGTTGAAACCATATCATAGCAGCCTCTTCCGAAGCGAAGTTGCCGTGATCTAGGTATGTTCCGTCAAGCTTTCTAATTGTTGCAATAATCATACTATTTTACCTTAGTAATTTTTACAATAGAGTACACTTCTGAATCTCCATGACCAGCAGCCGCACCAAATCCTGAAGTTGTCCTAGTTGTCGCACAGCGATGTTGTAGTTCAAATGTTTTAGAAGAACTAATTGTAACTGTGCCAACAACAAAAGATCGTGTTGTAATTGATGTGCCTGCTGGCGACAAGTTTCCTTCAGTTGTTCCTATCAAAGCATCAGAGGAATCTGTAATATTTCTAAGCTTAGCTTTGTGTTGGTTAATAGTGCTTGTTGCGGAAGCGGCAGGAGCAGAAGCCTCGATATAATATTCACCTGGAGTTAATGTAAATTGGTTTGAAGATAGATTCGTTATAATTCCAGTTGGATCAGACAAAGTATTAAGCGTTCGAGTTTGATAAGAACCTGCAGTAAAGGTTCCCCCATCCGTCCCACTTGCTTTAACATCGCTAATCGTAGCAATTCTCGGCTGGAGCAGAGGAACCCCGGTCAGTGCGGGAGACTTGGAAGCGTTGATAACGATGTAGCCGTTGCTAACGGCAGAACCCGTAGCGTCTTGACCTACTGACCTAGCTGTATTGGCGCTAAACTCAGCAGAGGAACAATCAATTTGGAGAATACCGGTGCTTTCCTCGTATGTAACTACGGTTCCGCGTTGAACGGTTGTACTACTGATAAACATGTCAAGAGAGATTGCATTCACCTTAGCAGTAGATGAATAGCCGCTAGCCATTAAACCCTTAAAATTCTTGCCAATCTGAATGGCAATAGATGCTGGGTTTCCGGATGTAGAAGCCGCGTTGTACGCGCGCGCGAAAAGCTGAATCCCGTTGGTGTTCATGCTGGACGTTGCTTGCGTCGGAGCAGCGGCGTTGGTCTGCGTTCTAGCGTTGGAATTAGCCGCGGTGGTGAACGTGATGAACGTACCAACGGGAGCGTTGGCAAGAGTGGACAGCGTGTAGCTAGACGACCCGGCGTAAGTAAGCAGTGCGGTGTCTGTGGAGAATGACTCGGAGGCTGTAACGATACTCGGACTGGTAGCTGTTAGACCAACGCAAGGAACAGTAAACGAAATGGATGCGTAGTCTCCCGCTCCCCACGTAAAGGGGTCAGTATCGCCGACGTTTGCATTTGAAATGACAGGGACTGAGTTTGTTCCCGTATTAGTTCTAACCCGCCTAAGAGCAACAACCGTGGTTGAACTGTAAACAACCTCAGCTAGAAACTCACCAAGAGCCGTGTCGTAAACAATTGCATTTGAACCGGGGAGAGATGTGCCAGCTCTTGTTCCAAACGCAAGCTTATTGGTGTCAATGATGTAACCAGATGGCATGTTGATCGTTAGCGAGACAGCATTTGGTGCGCCAGACGTTGCAACAAGGCACTGCACCTCAAGCATCTCGCCAACCTGACGAAGCCTTCCGGTGTAGGTAGTATTGGTTACCCATGACCCAGTGGGTGTGAACGACTGCCATGCCGTGATGTTTGCCAGAGGTGCGTTCAGTGCATTGTTAGAAGAAAGAACAACATCGTCAAAGCGCAGAATCTTCCCGCTGTTTGCGACGCCAACTTGAAAGCCAACTCGGATACTTGCGCAGGTGGAAGGAATAACAATAGGTAACTGGTACTGATTGGTAGCTCCGTTAGAGGCAGGGATCACCGTGAGGGCGTTCTGAGTTAAAACTACTGCGTTGGTGGCGTCATAGATAACCACGGAAACATCACTGCCACCGCCGTCGTACTGATAGGGTAAATACAGCGTGCAAGTGGTGCCGCGATATCGACGCGCAACCGCCTGGGCGGGCGAAAGAATGTAGTCATTGAGTGATCCGCCGGCCTGAGTGTAGACGTAGGAATCAGTTCCGTTTAGCGGGGTGGAGCTATCCTTTACGAAAGTACCAGCGAGTGAGCCGCCGCCAAGTGGGGCAGCGTTGTTTCCGGTAGACCAACCACTTATAAGCTCAGTTGCCTTAAGCTCGAACACGGTGCCAGTGCTAGACCCGCCGCCGATATCACCGGCAGTGATAGCCTCGTCCAGGCGCTTGTTCAGCGAGTTGGCCGTGACATAGATCTTCGTATCGTTGATCAACTGCGCGGCAGTAGCACCCGCAGAAACAAGCTCTGCCTGAGATTTAACGTCGGAGTTTTGAATCTTGCTCATTGCTTACCTTTTAACGTAAATCGCCCAGAGGTGCTGCCCAACTACAGGAGCTGTCGTCATAGTGATGGACGACCCGCTCACACTGTATTCCGTACCCTGTCGCAGCACAAGCCCGTCAACTGTAAGGACAACGGACTTGGCGCTGTGAGGTGTCGACGAGAGAGTGAACGAAGCATTGGAGCCGTTCACAGTCCCTGAGGGCTGCTCCTGCTCAAAGATAGCTCCGATCCACTTCCCGGCGAGCAAGCTCATTAGTACATGTACTCGACGACGAGTTTATCGCCCGACGCCAAGTGTGCCGCCAGGGCTCCAGCAAAGGTTACAACCGCACCAGCCACGGTGAAGTCATCGCCGGGGGTCTGCTGCAATCCACCCTTGGGGAAGACTGAAACGCTGTTAGCTACGGGAGTGTTGGCGAGGGTAACGAATTGGTTGGTGATGTCGGTGCCGGTCAAGGTGATGACCTGCATTGCGGAAACCTTGGCAGCGGGAGCGCCTTCGAGAGTGGCAAGGCGGTCGCCTGCTTCGTCGAGGGTAGCTTTGATGCTTGAGCCATCGGCCACGGTCCAGTCGGCAACGTCGGCCTGTGTATAGGTCAAGTGGCTGGCGTTCAGAACGACTGCGCCGGTCTGAGTGTTTACTGAAGTGACCTCAGAGGTAGAAATCTCAACGTAGATTGAGCCGCTCCAGCGATATACTTTGCCGGTATCAATGGCGACATAGATAACCCCGGCCTCGCCAGTTACGGGAAATGCTGCAAGGTTAGCGAACTCCAGAACGTCGTCAACGTAAGATGGAAGATAGGTGGCGGCAATCTTGGAGCTGCCATCCAGGGGAACGATACCGTTAGCTACACCTTTGTCGGCGGCAGTTTGAACCTTGTTCGCGCCGACGTATGCGTCAGAGGCGAGTTCAATTTGGTCACTTGCGTTGAGCTTAAGGAGGTTTACATCTGCGCTTCCGGCAGCGTTGCGGGCGCGAAGGTTATGGTTATTCCGGAGCTTGACCTTGTTGTCATTGACCGCGTCGTCTGCAATCCATTTCGTTTGAAGCTGTGACATAACCAATCCTTAGGTAAAATATTGAACTCTTAAAGTATCACCGTCAGCAATCAACCCGTCCAGCCCAAGGCCATTCCAGCTGAAAACCGCACCAGTGATTGAAAAGTCTAAACCGTATTCTTGAGTTGAGCCATCCACAACATCAACCAACGCCCGTGTTGGCTCGCTTGGGGTCGATGGCAGTGTGAACTGCTTGGCCGTAGCCTCCGCCCCGCTGACGGTGTGGTAAATAACATTATTGGTGCCGGCCGAAATGATTGGAGAAGCCGGGGTCCCGTTTGAAAGATAGGATGCGTAAACGATAGACCCAACTACAGGGGCCACCAGGAAGCTAACCGTGGGCAGCGTGATGGTGTATTCTGACTTTTCCGCCAGAACCCCGTTCACGAAGATCTGCAATGCTTCATTGTTTAGGGGCGCATTGGTCAGGGTGAACCCGGTATTAGTCCCGTTGCCGATCCCAAGACGCTCCTGGATGCCCACAACCTGCTCGCCAACGGGAAGCCATTCGGTCCCATTGTAGAACCGGATGACGTCGGTGGTGGTGTTGTAGTATGCCTCCCCACCTACGGGCGCGCCGTTGTCGGTTACATACGCAGAGTCGGAGATGTAGGACTTGAACGCAACCGTCTCTCCGGTGACGATGTCAATGTCGGGGGCGGTTGCGCTAGTAAAGCCATCGGCGAAGTCTACAATTCTAGTCAACGGTCCTCCTGCGCATCTCTTTTATGCGGATGGCGAGCGGGTTACTCCCGTCATTAGTGGGCACGTAGTCTAGTAAATTGTCCAGATTTTCGTGCTGTTGAATCCATCCTGCCCATGACGGCCCTAGGGCATACCCAGAAGCGGACAGCCTTAGCGTGTATATGCCCACCTCGAGGTGGAGTGGTGTGACGGGGATAAGTGGGAAAAATACGTGGCAATAATCTTCGACAGCGGTCTCAGCCTGGACATCGGCGAAGTCAAACGACCATGCCCGTATGCCCACAAGCTCGACCGTAAACGTGCCGGCAGGGGCGTCGTGGAAGTAAAGATATGGGCTGATTGCCGCCACCGTCGTGCGCTGATAGTCGCTGATCCTGAACTGCTGCTCGAGCACCTCCCCAGTCTTAAGCTCTTGGACTAGCAGTGTAGTCACATGGCCTCGACAAGCGTTAGGGAGGTAGAGAAGTTATTCCAGAAACGATTAGATATCTGCGGAGTTGATTCGGCGTAGACCATGGCGATAAGTCTTTCGCGCTCGGTATAAACGCCCTCACAGTCGAACGCCATTATGAAGGGCATTGACTCACCGCATAGATCAAACAGGTCCAGAAGAACGTCGAGCTGAGTTTTGTCGATATTGGAGAAGTTGACCCCGTAGCGGCGGCGGCGCGGAATTAGATCATGAAAGCGCTGGCCGTAACGGTTTTCCTGCATGCGGGAATTGTCCGCGTCCTGAAAGGTCCACCCTAGATCTACTGGGCCAGGAGACAGCGCCTTGCCAAGCATGACGTTTGAAAGTTCGCAGTATCCCAGCGACGAAGTCATGACCAATCGGGCGAACCGATAAGACTGAAGGGCGAAAGATACGTGCGCCACGTCAAAGGCTGCGTAGGTGGGGACGCTAACACTAAAGGCAGGGGAGCCCCAGCTATCAGTACCGTTCATTTGAAGGGTAAGAGTTGAGAAGCCAAGCCCATCAATAGAGCTTCCCACAACGAAGATAGAATCAACCTCGCTTGTCTCGTGCATATCAATAACGACGGATGCCGAGCTGGACGTTGAGCGATAGACCTTAGTGCGTCGGAAGTCTTTGATGTTATCGACTGGGAACAGTGCGTTAACGGTAGATGCCGAGAGAGTGCACTGCTTGATAAGCTCTGGGGTTACAAATTTGATCATGCGAACCTCATTCCGCCCTGGGAGTATTCGCGCATGGCCCT